CGGTTAAGAAATGATGTTAACCCCCAATGATATGAGGATTTCTCAACGGGCTACCCACGGCACATCGCGTGAACGAGCAACTGTCGAACGTAAAGTTCGGACAGCCAATGCACTCACGAATGGAGTTGTACAGGTAGGTCGCCCCCCGAAAAGGGCCGTGTCACAAAAATCAAATAAAAAAACTATTCAACAAAGGGACACGGCAGGGCTAGGCGTTAGCTCCTTGAAAGGAGCTATACGCGTGATAGTGAAGGTGTTTAGGTTATATGGTTACACAGGTGCTGTGAGCGATGACGAGACAGTCGAAAAGACCGCACGCCATTGGCAGCCGCATGTTACTGAGTGCGGTGGTGACTGGATGCAAGTAGTAAAATACAAACTTGCTGCTTGGGGAGCATACTGGAAGGGATCTGATCTCCTTCCTAAGTGCCCCTTCAGCGGTCCAGATTCGCCACATCACTTACTGGCAGGTGGTATGGGAGCATTCCAACGTTCCATCCTTGTTTCGCGTTCGACGAAGTTGAGTGATAAACTCTCATTCATTCAAAGCGTCACGCAGAGTAAGAAGGGAATGCCCCGTGCTGATGAGAAAGATCTCAAGTGCGCAACAAACAAATACATTAAGGGTTTATTCGTCGGAGCTGTTCGTGTACACAAACACGACCCAAGCCGTTCCCAGAAGGTTAAAGAGATTAACGCCACGCATATTGAAATGCGCCGCTTATCCGTTACCGAGGAACCAAAGGCTTTGGAGTCATGGGGTCAAATTGACGCCAAGTGCACACAAAACTACTCTTACGAACGAGTCCAATCATACTTGTCCGTCCGCACCGCCAAAGAACAACTGAAGCGCACCGTCCGAGAAATTTTTGGACGGCTTGGCCACAGATCAAATCACCGATTTGAATGGTCCGACATATTACAACCTGCTTTCCCCAGCACATCTGCTAATTATATCAACAGCAGGGCAGGAGGAGGCAGCGTCGGATCCATTTTGGTCGATAACATCGATTTGCTCGAAGGGCTCAGGAAGCCAGGCGGTTTACTGCAAATACACAGCACCGAAACCATTAGGCAGGAGGTACCAATCGCTGGACCACATCAATCACACATGAGTCGTGAATATCATGAATACGGACTAGGAAAACACACTAGCCACAGCACTGCACGGGAGGAGGAACACATGATTGATAATGATCAATTTGTGAACTTCGACGATTCCGAGTTACTGGCCAATTACCGACAATTCTTCCTTCGGGTGATCGAACGATCACGCGATGAAGTACCGGAAATTGAGCCAGTGGCCCTCGCCGAGGCACTGAAGATCAGAATGATCACCAAGTGTCCCCCTATTATGCAATACTGCTTGCGGCCTCTTTGGAAAAAGGTCCACACGATTCTCAAACAACACAAAACATTTCATCTCATCGGTAACGGTCAGCAGTTTTGGCCATTCATTGTTCAGAATACCATGGGTCGCGAACTCGCAGACCACGAAGAGTACATCAGTGGCGACTATAAAGCCGCAACTGATAATCTCCAGTGGTGGGTGAGTGAAGCTATCATGGATGAAGTCTGTGAATGCCTTGACGTGCCGGCCGTGTACCGAGAATTGTCTCGTCGCGCTCTCACTCAGCACATATATACTCTCAAACCGGAGAAGTTCAAAGATTATCCCGAAATTATCAAGGACATCAAGGACCGCTTCGGCGAGATGAACAGTGGTGATGAGGTCGTCATGTTCCAGAAGACCGGTCAACTCATGGGAAGCATCATGTCCTTTCCTATCCTTTGCATCGCTAATGCGGCTATGTGCCGCTGGGCGTGCGAATTAGGAGACGGAAGGTCATGGGCTCTCAAGGATTGCCGACTTGCTGTGAACGGTGACGACTGCGCAATGAGGACGTCTAAGGACACATATCCATTTTGGCAGAAGATTACATCGTTCTGCGGTTTGGAGGAAAGTGTAGGAAAGACGTTCCGATCGAGACAGTTTGTCGAAATCAACTCAACTCTCTACGCACGACTTTCGGAGTCGGAGATGCCGCAAGGCAAACTCTACAACCCGGATGAAGTGGTCGCGGAAGGAGGAGAACGACAAGGATTCGAAGCAAAAGTCGCCTTCGAAGAGGTGAAATATGTAAACATGGGATTGATGATGGGGTACAAGAAGTCGGGCGCAGGAGGAAAGGTCTCAGCCACAGACTCAGATGGAACCACATTAGGTGCGCTTGCAAGGGAATTGTACGCGAACTGCCCAGAGGGACTCAAGGTTGAAGTGATGAAAAGTTTCATCGAAAACAACTTGGAGACGCTCAAGAGCGGTAAGCTTCGCAATATACCTTGGTACGCGCCAGAGTGGATCGGAGGAGTCGGGCTACCTGGTGGAGTGATGTCCATGAAAGATCAGTCAGTTGCAAGATTGATCATCATGAATTACAACAAAGGCCGGAAATTTCAGCCTATGCCACTCAACCAGATTACTGCGCTATGGAAAGTTCGACAACTTGCCACCAGCGTTCTGCCGGAACCAAAACCAGCAAGCTCAAAGGGCCCTTGGTCTGAATATTACAACCGTGTCGTCGGATTGAAGTGTATTGATCTTCTTTTCGACAGCACGCAGACCTTGGAGACGTTGGCACCCACATTGAAAGATGACCAGGACAAATTAGATCAGTCCAAGTCACTCTCTGTGAGGAAGCTGTTTAAGCGGAATTCCGATTTATGGAATCCTGCTAACTACAGCAAATTGCCACCGCCCCTGGACCCACGGGTGCTCGAACAACAACATAGTTACGCATCGTACGGTGATAAACCGGGCCGATACATACCACAGCGTTTCTTGAGCACAGTAGAGAGGGAGAGCTTGCTAAATAACACCTACCGCGGGAAGATTGTATACGATCTGGACTGATCTCAACTTGTCCAAATCTCCCACGGTTTAACACTATCACGCACGCCGACATCGGGGTCGAGACAATCAGGAGTAGGGAATTACCACAAAACTCTTCTGATTGAATATACCAACCACTCGACGTCATGTTGCGCATTTTACTTCGTGTAGAACTTTTACACGACTGGAACGGTACTTTCATTCCAGG